AACAGGGTCTGTGAGGGTTAGCCTTATTGAAGGTAACGTGTCCCCCTGCACTAACTTTATTTTTTCAGCCATAGCAGCACCCAGTATTAATTATATTAGCTATTCTAAACTAATTCCACAAGATCTTCTATTCTACTAATATCAACGAGCACACCTCTTCCGCACGCGAAGGGGTTTGTTCCGCCCATTTCGAGTCTAGGAAATGGTCATGCGCTTCTTGCCAAGAGCCTGCTTCCAGACTCGCCAAACCCATCTTAAAGGTTGCCAAGCCTCGCATCCCCAACTGGAAAGCCATGGATATTAGGGCAATCTGCTGGCTCTCAGACAATCCTGCATACCAAGGGTAAGTCTCCAGCAAACGTTCCTCGACCCGATCTATGTCGTTTTCTAACAACATCAGGCTTTCTTCCAGAGATAATCCTGGACCCCCCTGCTCTACCACTCTGCCAATACCCACGGTTAATACACCTTCGGTACAGCGATAAGCGAATTGGCGGTAACCTTCCCAATCCATCAATCTCCTAGCAGCTTCTCTCACTTTTCCCTCGAAACATTTTTAGTCTTTTCTACGGTTCTCATGGCCCCGAGTCCGAGCATGCCAAGCAGTACAGGCATCATCGTTTCCAGTTCTATCATCGGGATAACAACGCCGGTTTCCATAAGCTCTAAAGCCATATTCCCGAAGGGAATAACTAAGAAGTTTCCTGCCATGCCAAGACAGCAGACCCAGCCGATCGCTGGACGCCACCCAGCAACAAACAAGTTGCGGTGGGCGGCTTCAACTTTATTGACCTCGATCTGAGCCATGGCCTGTTCTTGCGCATGCCTCTCAGCCATGGTCGCAATCTCATGAACGAGCTTTTCCTTGAGATCCTTGTCGGGAATAACCTTATCTAGGATTGAGGAGATAGGGCCGATGAGCGCACTAACGAGTTGAATCATCTCTAGTTACCTCATAGGTGCACTAGCAGGGCCAAAATTACGACCACACTGATGGTTACCCAAGGACGGAAAATTAACCATTCCCATCCTTCTTGCGCTTTCGCGATAATATAATCCGCCATATCTACCTCCTAGCCGAACTGGTTATACAAAGGCAGGGCACGTTGATAGTCCCCCTTGATTAGAACCTGATAAAGAGTATCTACGGTCGGCCCGAAGACACTCACTGGTGGCTTGCCCCACCTCATGTCTGTTTGCGCACTGGTGAGCAAAGCTAATGGGCCAAAGACTCCTGCAGCGCCATAAGCCGCTAGGAAGTACTCTGTCCAATCCAAACGGTCTGTCTTAAATACTCGCGCATCAGCCTCCGCGAACGGCAAAATCGCGCCCATGGCATATTTCGTTCGCTCTTTTAATTCGAGAGACAGCATGGCAAATGGCAACACAGCCAGCCCAAATAGAGCCATGTGTGGTGCCATGTCTTGAGCGATGATCTGCCCCGCACCCTTACCGGCTGCACGTCCCTCTTGTGCACGCGCCTTCATCTCCCGCAACACCCCGCCAATCACAACTTGGCCGTAGGAGTAAGGGAATGATTTCAACTGCCAGAGAAGTGCATATCGAGGGTCCGACGCCCAGACGGGGCGCTCTGCCGCGTTAGGGCGGAGCATAGTTGACTCCACAAATTTCTGAAGTCCCTGCTTCACGAGTTGCCCCGCCGGTGTATCGAACCCTTTACCGTCCTTAACCCACTGCTGAACAATGTCGGCATCTAAGCCTAAATCTGCAAGGTACCGCTCTGACCGGTTTCGAGGGTTCATCGCGTGGCTGACAATAAATTTCTCTGCCATACCCGCAGCAAAAACTCTCGTAAAGCGCGTGAACATCTCTAGTCCTGTGTACTTAAAGAACTTATCCGCGATTTTTCGGTTAGTGTCGTCCATATACTGCAGGTCTGACTCACTCATAAAGGCGTTCGCCATGGAGTCGTTAGCCACAACGCCAATCTCGCGAGCAAATTCATAACGCTCTCGGGGGTTAGCAATCGTGTTTATAATTTCTCGGAAGCCCGTTATCACGCCACTAAACTCACGCGTGGCAATAATTGCTGTCGCAAGCTCGGGGAGCGAGGACAACGTAGCCAACGACAGCGTTGACCATATCTGTATGTTTTGGCCGATAGCAGACGCTACTTGCATCTCGGAGCTCATCGGCACATAGAAACCTAGAAGTGCTCCCAAAGTTCTTTCGGCGCTTTCATAATCTTTGCTATCAAGCTTCGCTAGCTCAGAAGCAAGATTTGTCTCGCCGCCTTTCGTAGCTCGATTCCACTCAACGCGCTTAACGATACGCCGCATGTATTGGACAAGCGCCTGATCTGGAGCCTTAGAGAACTCAACAAGCTTTTCCCTATCGATCCCTTTAGTCAGTTCTATGGCTTCTTCCGCAGAATGCAGCGGGTCAATACCACTCTCTAACGACTTATTAGGCGTATCTAATTCAACGTTAGCGTTATTAATAACATCGGTCATACGCTGCTTAACTTGTGACGCAGTTATGTCGCCGCGCTCGCGAGCAACCATTTCAGCGAAGGCATCTATATTGTCGGAGACAAGATCGAGATCCAGCATCACTGGGAAATAATCGGCTTGCTTTTTGATGTCTGTATTAGGCTCTTTCGCTATGTAGTCATCATGAATTTCTTCAAGGAATCTACGTATGATTTGCCCATCCTCAGACAGTTCTGCGGTTGGCTTACTTGTAGCCGCTTCCTTCACCGCATCTTGGAACCCCTTAGATTCTAAGTAATCTAAATTACCGCCGAAAAGATTCTCCAGCCTATTCTGCAATTCATTAGTTTTAAGGGTGGTTTGTTGGACAAACCCCAAGCCTTGCTCACCAGACCGGCCATACATCATGTTAGCTATCTTTTGCCCCGCCCCAGTTCGACGGCCTAATAAACGCAACCGGCTTTGTGCAGGAAGAACCAGTTTAAGGAATTCGCTAAAAGCTTTGGCGGTGTGGGCACCTAAGTCGGCGCTTTCCAAAGCATCGATACCCTTAGTACCAATGCCTAAAATGGCGGCTTTACGGACGGCGTCTCGGATGTTGTTTACGCGCATCTGACGAACCGGCTCAAACGCGTTACCGGCTACATTGTCGAGGGCCGATTGTGAAATGTCCGGTACAGCAGATACGTTATCGCGGTCTTTTCTGCGAATTACGTCTTTAACAAACCCGTCAAAGGTTTGCGAATACTCTTGCCCAAACCGTCGCTTATATGTGTCTCGCATAGAGTTCCACATAGTGCGCAGCTTCTCGGCTAACGAGCGGAAGAATCGTTCGACAACACTACGGGCTTTCAGCTCCGATGCGCCCCACTTAGCCGTCTGGTCAGCGACCCACTCCTCAAAGGCAACATCTTCCTCATACCCTGCGTATAAGTCAGGGTCTTTTTCCAAGGACTTTTGGAAATCCCTGTAGAGCCTAGACCGGAGTTGTGGGTTATCGATGGCCTTCTGCACTTCCTCTTTGTAAAACGCGTGACCAAGCTCGTGCGCCATGGTCAACGCCAGCTCTGCCTCATTGGTCAGAGAGACATCATCGAGAACAATAAGGTGGGCCATACCACCGTCTTTCTGCGGCATCGGTATATAGGTACCGGTGACCGCGCCATCGGCTGTTGAATTCTCAAGGGCTCGCGCCACTGCTGGATTGCTGCTGAGATCAACTACTCTGTCACCAAACTTGTAACGCCCGTTGCCGAGCGCAGAGTTTTGCAGCTCACTAGCAGTCATGACCACTACCTTGCCTTTAAGACGTAGTCTCTTGAGCATGGTGTTGAGCAAAGATTTAGCAGTCTGTGGCAGTGTCCCAATGACTTCCGCTTGCTTGTTCTCACTCAGCCATTCGTCGGCTGATTTACGTGTTGCGTCAGCATCAATTTCAGGCTTAGGGGCGCGAGTACTGACGCCAGGATTATTGTCGCCCATCTCTAGGAAGCGATCTGCATTGACGCCTTCTTGCTGGGCTAACTGGGCAAGATCGAGCTCACCTTCGGGAGGAGGAGAATTGGTTTGAATACGTTCGCCGCCACCAATCCCGATAACCCTGCTTTCGCCTTCCGGTCCTGGCTGCTCAGAAAACACTGGGCCTTGGCCCCGCTGGAACAGCTCATTGGGTCTGCCGCCGGTCCCATCTTCGCCCATGATTACAGGTACATTTCTCTGGGAGGCACTAGCGGAAGAGGCGGTATCAACCATATCCTCTCTAGCGAAGCCAAAGTTGATCTCCATGTCGCGTAGCATTTCAGCTTTACGCTCCTGAAGACGGGCTTCATAGGCTTGGTATTCTGCCTTGGTAGGGTTTTTGTCATTAATGAAATTACTAAGCGCACGCCCAATGAGGCCATCAACGCGCTCACTTTCTCGCTCAAGCTGTTTAGTCTGCCCTGCGCTCAATGGTTTGGCTTGCGGGGTAGGCTTGCGAGTCATCACGTCGAAAAGACTCTTCGACTTATTAACAGATACTCCTTTGTAAGACTCCGGTACTGATGCTGCAGAGTCGCCTTGTAAAGGAGCTCCATCAACCTCAAGCGTATACCCCTGCTCTGCTAGAGCGCCAATAATAGTGCTTAGGCCATCTGTATCAGCCTGACTACTCTCGAACGTGGCACCCGCCTCCGCTTGGTTAATACGCTTACCGGTGTTAATTAAGTCCGCAATATTGATTCCTTTGGACTTACCTTCACTATTTTTGAGCGTTACAAATGGCACACCCTTGCGCTTTTGGTTGAACTTACTTCGTTGAGTCATCTTCTGTATTGACTCAACAATAAACTCACCAAGAGGAAGCCGACGGCTGTTGCCATTCTTATCTTGGAAGGTATACAGACTGCCATCGAGCTGGTTGGCCTCGATGTTGAAGTTACCGTCGCTGCCTTGGACTAAGCCGACCGACGTTTGCGGATTACGCTCTTGTATCTCAGCCGCTTTATTTAATGCTGCGTCACTGGCCAGACCCAGAGGGCTACTGGCCCAATTAACATCGGTACCAAAAGTAGCGTTGTAACGAGACCTAGCGGCGTCAGTCCCACTGTAGGTAGCGTCAGGTGAAGGTCTGGGCGCGTAAGGCTTAGTCCTCTCTAGATCTATGCCCTCAGCATCAACCTCCGATAGATTCTGTGCCTCAGGTGAAGCCTCTTCGGGATTCGTTTCAGTAAGATCTTCAGGGTCAACAACCATCTGGCGGCTTTGCTCTGCGTTGTACCGCTGCGCTCGCTCGCCTTGCGCCTTTTCGACAGAAGTTACCGTCGTGCTACCTTTCGCCCCTGCAATGACTTCCGCTGCCTTTATTGCTTCGAGCATGCCCTCGTTGGTTGTTATCTCCTCAGAGATAACCGCCCCGTCGGCATTCTTGGCTTGGACTACCACATCAGGGTTATCCATCATGGATTTAGAGGAGCTGTAACCAAGAGCTTTCGCTAAAGAAGGGTCAGATGCGTTACCTGTAATAACTTCATTTACAACCTTAGCATCCGAAGAGAAAATGGTTCCGCGCCCTTCAATAAAAGCGTAGTAAACATTCTCTCCGTTTCTCTTAACTCTGCCTTGGTTAGGGGCATCTGGCCCTAGAGTGGTATTTTCACCGGCAACCCACACCGCTTGCTTGCCATACTCGCCATCTTGCATAGCATCAAACTGCGCAGTTAGATCCGCAGTTGATTCGGGTGTAGTGAAGATAGAGTTGAGGGAGCCATACTGGTCTACCCTCATCTCTTCGTCGAGCTGCTGTTTTCTACCTTGTCGGGTAAGGTTTTGGGCCTTGTCGAAAACTCTGCTAACCGCTTCTGGGGTTGTTGCTATAGCACCACCGGCACCGCCCATAGCGGTACCAGCAATCGCGCCTAAGAACGCTGCTTGTCCTAAACGCATTTGGGCATCGTCTATACTGTAATTTTCATCGACAGCTAAACGTTGCCCTACTAATAATCCTTCCTGTGCTGCTTCAGTAGCACCTTCGGTGAGAGAGCTAACCCCTGCACCTCTACCGATGTTCTTGGCGAATACGTTGAGTATGCCGTCGGGATCTGGCCCCGCCTTTGATTTCGCTAGGCCAGCCAACTTGCCAAATAAAAACGCTTCACTACCCACTTCGATGCCGGTCGAGGCGGCACCCACTAGAAGGGACTGTAGGGCTCGATCAGCAGTCAGATCTTCACCTGCATCATCAAACTCGCCGAAGCTTTCACCTGTATTAAGTGGGTATGTACCCGCCGTGACACCCACGGTCGCACCGCGCTTGCCGCCCTTCTTAAAGGCACCCCATAGAGCATCGGCAGCTTGCTCTTCTGCCTCATCAAGAACTTCACCACGGGATTTCTTTTGGACTAAATCAGTAACTAAACGTCGGGCAACTAGCTCCGTTCCCTCAGACATCAGCTCTTTAAGAGCCCCTTTACCGACTATCGCCCCAACTGTGCCTCCAGGACCACCCACCGCAGCGCCAAGTAAACCGGTCGCGATTGTTTCTGCAGCGTAAGGGGTTACCTGTCCAAGGCCCATGCCTACTTGGTCAATAAAGCCACCAAAGGTAGGAGCATCAGTGAACTCTTCAAAGGTCTCGAACCCTTGTACTGCATTACCGGCTTGTCGTTGACGGTTACGGGCCGCAGCTACATTTGCAGCCGCACCTTCCTCATCACCAATAAGGGTATTGCCAAGAGCTTTGAAGTATTCAAGATTACTTGAGAAAGAGTTAGCGCCCTGACGCAGACCCGCTGTGAACGAGGATTGCGCAGGCACATCATAGCTGTCATAACCAACAGGCCCACGCGAGTCTTCGACTAACGCTTCATTAGATTGTTCGAGGCGCTCCTGCCCTAGTACCGAATCTGCTAATAGTCCTTGGAGATACACATCTCTCTCGGCCATTACATCTCCACTTGAGGGCGCGTGTTGGCCGCATCACGAACGAACCTTGAATATTGTGGCCCCACCACTTGGCGAAGAATGGACAATGGAAACTCGCCCTCTTCAATACCAGCGCCGTCTACAGTGTCGGTAAAGCCGAACGTATCGTTAGCCTCGTTAACTACGATCCTGTCAAACATATTATCGATTGAGACTTGGTTGTCTGGGTCGCGGCGGAATATGTTTTCAACGCGCTGAATTAAGCCAGGACGTTCTTCTTCAACATACTTCTTCATCGTAAGCCCCAGCATCTCGCGCATACCGCGTCCGTACTGTAACTGTTCGGGAGATCCTGGATCGGCCATCTCATACTGCGCACGCATCTCTGCTACGCCTGATAGGAACGTCTCATCACTCCAACTAACATCTCTGTCTCCGACCAGCTCTATCTGCGCTCTAATCCCTTTAGCAACCTCCACTCCGAGGGCTGATACATCTTTAGATATACTTCTTTGGTAATTCGCCAATCTAAGGCTTAGGTCGGCATTTCCACGAGCATCTCTGAATTGATCCTCAATCCCGTATTCTGTGTCGCCGGTCTGGCCAAAGTTCACGAGCTGATTAATGAGCTTAACTTTTTGGTCGGCATTTAAGCGTGGGTCAGAACCTGCTAACACTGCATAGGCGAGTGTCGCTTCTCGACCGCCAAGTGCTTGTGCGATTTGAGATGCGCTGGTGACATTAGCGGCCTGTAACTGGCTCGCTACCTGCTCTTTTTGTTGTTCAGTCGGAGTCCAACCCTTATCAACAATCAGCTCTCGCATATTGCCAAGCGTGATTGTTTGGTCTGGGGCGTCAATACCATCGAGCTTCGAGTCAGGCGTAACGGCGGTAGGATTGAGGTATTCAAAGTCCGCCCTCATTCGCGCCAGCTTTTGATCATGGGCCATGCGGCCACGCGGATTATTAGGACCGCGTGCTTCTAATCGCTCAATATCAGCGGCCAAAGTAGATCCATATTCTGCAATTTCTTGGTCTTTCTTTTCACCTAACTTTGCTGCCCGTTCGGGTACTCCTGACGGCATCTGGCTATTTAGCAGGCTAGATTCTGGTTCGGGCCTGTCAGCTCGTTCTCGATAGGCATCACGGTCATCAAGAAGCTTTGTTAAGTTTCCTGATAGACCAGTACGGTCGCCGCCTTCATTCGTGCTAGCTTGCGGCTCTGTCTGAGCGCGTGGGAATTTAGCCTCCACTTCTTCCCGTGTCATATTGCCATCGTTAATTAGAATCTGCGCTAGCTCGTCATAACTC